GGCTATGCTTGTGATGATACCCTAGACTTTTTGCCATTGGAGTACGCTTATGCAAGAAAGATTACCGACAGGCTGGAACAGCTATTAAGAAACGGAAATATCAAAGGCATAGGCTCAGACGGCAAGAGTCAAGTATCAGCTGAGTTTATAGACGGTCACTTTGAGAAGTTTACAAAGATTGTGGTATCTATACAACACAACGAGAACAAGGACTTAGATGAATTAAGACAAGAAATAACTGAAAAGGTTATAGGCTATGTATTTTCTGAATTTGACTTAACCGCTACCGAGATACTTATCAATCCATCGGGAAGATTTGTGTTGGGCGGCATTGATGCAGACACAGGTCTGACAGGACGAAAAATTGTGGCGGACGCATACGGTCCACGCATAGCAGTCGGCGGAGGCGCATTCAGCGGAAAAGACCCATCTAAGGTAGACCGTAGCGGAGCATACTATGCCCGATACATAGCTAGGAACATTGTCGAGGGTGGAATAGCCGACAAATGCCTTGTGCAGATAGCTTACGCTATAGGCAAAGCAGAACCGCTTGCTGTTAATATTGACACCTTTGGCACAGGCAGAGAGGACGATGAAACCATTCGCAAGGCTGTGCTTGATATATTTGACTTTCGCCCTGCAAAAATAATAACTAACCTAAATCTAAATACACCTATATATTCCGACCTTGCATCAAGCGGACACTTTGGAAAAGATGCTCTTTCGTGGGAGCAAGCGGATAAGGTTAGTAAGCTTCGCAAGGCTATTTACGGATAGTTTAAGGCGGTAAATCAGCAGTATTAATAATGGTATAAAAATATTGAAAATTGTTAATATTCTTTCGTTTTTCACCCCTGTTTCACTGGATATTGTTTGCGTTTGACGGTATTGTTTGTCTTACAAAAGGGAGCAAAAAACAGCGCTCAAAAAGGAGAAAAACAATGAAAGAGCAAACCTTCGGAATCGAAATCGAAATGACAGGAATGACCAGATACGATGCGGCAAAAGCACTCGCTAAATACTTCAACACAACAGAAAACTATGTGGGCGGAACCTACAGCACCTACGAAGTAAAAGACCAAGCAGGACGCACATGGAAGGTGATGAGCGACGCAAGCATCAGACCCGAAACAAGAAGAGGTCAGACTGCAAGCAACGACTACAGAGTGGAACTCGTAAGCCCGGTATGCCGCTACGGTGACATCGAAACGGTACAGGAGATAATAAGGGAGCTAAGGAAGGCTGGAATGAGAGTAAACGAATCTACTGGAATCCACATCCACATAGGGAAAGACGGACATACAGCAAGAAGCCTAAAGAACATAGTCAACATAATGGCTGCAAAAGAAGATATGCTCTTCAAGTCCCTCGAAGTAAACCCCGACAGAGCCATGAGATGGTGCAAAAAAGTGGATGCAACCCTGCTCCAAAAAATCAACAAGGTAAGCACACCGACCGAAAGCAAAGTACGCAACATATGGTACAACGGCGAGGACGGAGCATACCGCCACTACCACGAGAGCAGATACCACGCACTCAACCTGCACAGCGTATGGCAGAAAGGCACAATAGAGTTCAGATGCTTCAACAGCACAACCCATGCAGGCAAGGTAAAAGCCTACATCCAACTCTGTCTGGCAATAAGCCATCAAGCTAAAAAGCAGAAGAGCGCATCAGCCAAAAAGACAGAGAGCGCGAACGAAAAGTATACCTTCAGAACATGGCTACTAAGGCTCGGACTGATAGGCGAAGAGTTCGAAACAGCAAGACTGCACCTGCTCGCAAATCTAAAAGGCGACATAGCATGGAAAGATAACCGCAGAATAGCGGCTTAAAGGAGGACGGAAGAATGAAGAACAAATTATATGCAGCCTATGGCAGCAACTTAAACCTAAGACAAATGTCTGTTCGTTGCCCCGACGCTAAGCCTGTCGGGAAAGCAATGCTCAAGGACTGGCAACTAACATTCAGAGGAGTAGCAACCTTAGAACCTAAAGCGGATGCTGAAACACCTGTAGGAGTGTGGGAAATAACCCCTAAAGACGAATCTGCCCTAGACAGATATGAAGGATATCCAAGATTATACCGAAAGGAAACGGCAGAGATAATCCTTAAAGGTGAAAAGGTCAGTGTTATGCTCTACCTTATGAATGACGGCTTACCCTCAATGCCTACAAAATGGTATCTTGATGCCATAGCGCAAGGTTATGAGGATATAGGCTTGGACACAGTTCATCTAACAAATGCCTTAGAGTATACCAAAGAGCGAATGAGAGATGGAAGAATGTACTGGGAGGATAAAGAATATGACACAGAAAAAGCCTAAGGTCGAGTTCAACAGTCGGGGAGAAAGCGGTAACATATACAGGATATTGGGTCTGGTTCGCTCAGCGCTCCGCAAAGAGCATCGGATAACAGACTATAACGACATATACTTTGCGGTAACAAACTGCGGCAGCTATGACGAGGCTCTAAAGATTATACGCGAGAAAATCGACCTAATTGACCTAGACGGACTGTATTAGAGATAACAAGCAAGAGAGAATACAAAGGAGCGGTAACCCCGTTCCTTTTATCATTGAAGGAGGTTCGGTGTGGAAAAACATAAGCCTACACGCTTTATGTCGGAAGGCTCTAAGTACGATAAACAGCTTGCAGACCACGCCGTGAATTTTATTGAAGTATTAAAACACACAAAAGGCGAATGGGCAGGCAAGTATTTCAAGCTGCTGCCGTGGCAGAAAAGTATTATAAGGGATTTGTTCGGAATTGTTAAAGATGACGGATGCAGACAATTTACAACGGCATACATTGAATGCCCTAAAAAGACAGGCAAGAGCGAGCTGGCGGCAGCTGTCGCGCTCTATTTGCTTGCGGGTGACCAAGAGCAGGGCGCTGAAATATACGGATGCGCAGCTGACCGAGCGCAAGCGTCAATTGTGTTTGATGTCGCAAGTCAGATGGTCAGGCAATGCCCGATTCTGAACCGTGTAATTAAAATAATACCCTCACAAAAAAGACTAGTATATCCGCCAACAAACAGTTTCTATCAAGTATTATCGGCGGAGAGCATAACAAAGCACGGGCTGAATACTCACGGTGTGGTGTTCGATGAACTCCATGCTCAACCCAATCGAAGACTATATGATGTTATGATGTACGGCTCGGGTAACGCAAGAAAACAGCCGTTGTACTTTCTAATCACCACAGCGGGAACTGACAGACACAGTATATGTTGGGAGGTTCACAGAAAAGCCGAAGACATTCTGAGAGGCAAGATATCAGACCCCTCTTTTTATCCTGTTATTTACGCAGCAAGTGAAGATGATGACTGGACGGATGAGAAAGTATGGCAAAAAGCCAATCCCAGCTTAGGAGTGACGGTTGATATATCCAAATTCCGAGCGGCTTGCGAATCGGCAAAACAAAACCCGGCAGAGGAGTACCTCTTTCGCCAAATGTTTCTGTCGCAATGGACAAAGCAATCTGTAAGATGGATGCCTATGGATAAGTGGAATCGTTGCGCCTTCGCTGTGGAAGAAGAAGAATTATACGGCAGACCTTGTTACGGAGGACTTGATTTAGCGTCAACAACTGATATTACAGCGTTCGTGCTTGTTTTTCCACCTCGAAGTAGTGATGAAAAATACATAATTATTCCGTATTTTTGGCTGCCCGAAGAAACTCTTGATCTAAGAGTGCGCCGTGACCGTGTTCCTTACGATTTATGGTATAAGGCAGGCAAGGTCATGGTTACCGAAGGGAATGTCACGCATTATGAAGAATTAGAAACCTTTATAGGTCTATTGAAAGATAAGTTCGACATCAGAGAGATAGCCTATGACAGATGGAACGCTACTCAGATTGTTCAACGCTTAGGTGAAATGGGCATAACAATGGTTCCTTTCGGACAAGGCTTTGCATCCATGAGCAGCCCCACAAAAGAGCTGATGAAACTGGTACTCGAAGAGCGCTTAGCGCACGGCGGAAATGAGCCTTTGGCTTGGATGGCGGATAATGTGACGGTAAGAGTTGACCCTGCGGGCAATATAAAGCCTGACAAGGAAAAATCAACGGAGAAAATTGACGGAATAGTCGCTCTTATTATGGCGCTTGACCGCGCGATAAAGAACGGCGGAGGAGATTCTAGCCCCTACGATACCCGTGGAATCATAGTATTGTGATGCGGTTGGTGTTCGTATGACGGGGTATTTGCATCTCTTTCATTCTCCTTCGTCATTCTTCTGCATAACTCAACAAAGTAAAAAACGGAGGAAATAATGCAAATAGAAAAAATTGAAATAAGTAAGCTGAAGGCGGCTGAATACAACCCGAGAAAAGACCTAAAGCCCGGCGATGCCGAATTTGAAAAATTAAAGCGATCAATAGAAGAGTTCGGCTATGTAGAGCCTGTCATTGTTAACAAGAGAACAGGTTACAGGATCGTGGGAGGACATCAGAGATATAAAGTCCTTGCTCATTTAGGACATACTGAGGTGGACTGCGTAATCGTAGACATAGATGAGCAGAAAGA